AAAAAGTCACGCCTGGTGCATGGCGAGGGGATATAAACGTCCCCGTTCACTCTTTAACAACGTCCCACCCTGCGTCGGACGTCACACATTCTTTTAGCGCGAGAAGAGTTCCCCCTGGACCGGTCGGTTTATCAGCCGCCGGTCACTTAGTAGCTGATGTGCCCCAGATTCGGAGCAGGGACCAACGTACTTGGCGGAGGAGAGATCCTCACTATCGCTTGCTTATCAGCATGTGACGTCAAACGCCCCGCGACAATTCTGTTGCCAGAACTATGGGACGCCAAGAGACCGATGTGAATTAGCCATCAACTTGTGGGAAGCAGAATTTCTGCTCCCTAATGGCCCGCATCTCTCTTATCGACAAATATTCGTCGGGAACGAACTGAATGTCGACTTCTACCTTTCCATACGCGTGATCGCTGAATTTCAACGATTTCAACTTAGACACGTAGCTAAGTCTAGACCAAGGCTTCACAACCTTGTACGCGTATGTCCTACGTACCTCACCCACGCTAGGTGAGAAGACGTCTCTTTTCCTTCCTCCTTCCCGACCGTATGACCACTGCCAGGCAGTAAAAGCCAATCGTTCGTCAGGATCTAGGTCTCTACGTAGACCTAGAATTTTGTCACTCCTCGCCTCCGAAGGGGCGAGAGGTAGCTGCGTATAACAGCGATGCCACATCTCTCTCGTCCTACAAAAAGCAGGATAAGATTTGGGATGGAGCGACAATTGATGTGGAAGAAAACCCCATTTCTTACCGATCCGAGAGCGGACGAACGCATCCGTCCACTCGCGGGAAACTCTCACTGCACTCGCAATGTGAAGCATCCCTTTAAAATCGGTCTGAAAACCTCCCCTTCTTAAATGGCGAACCTCACGCCATTTACCACCCCCACTCAAAAACGCGGTAGAGTTGACCTCAGCCACGACTTCGCTCCGTATCGTCTTTTTGTCATTAAGCCTCCAGCCAGGAGGATAAGACTCAGCGAGTACGTAAGCATCTGAACTTACCAGACAATCATCGCCGTTGACAAGATAAGAGGCCTGATGGCCTCTCATTGCCCAGCGAGCAGCAAGGTAAGATTGCAGACAGAGTAAAGGAAAAGAAAGGTAGGCTCCCATCATCTGCCCATGGGTCACTTCGCCCTCGATCACACCGTTCACTGTTACTAACGGCCTGAGAGATAAATGAGCTAACTCACGAATCCCACCAGGAACGCGTTCACACTTACTAAGTAATGAACCGAGGATGGCCTCTGTGGACTCGAGGGACAAGTTATCAGTAGCACTGACAAGATCAATACTGGTCTGATACTTGTACCTACAGGTAGACGATATCTTCTCCGACGTCGGCGGTCCGACAAGGCACCAAGATTGCTTGGAAAGGTGCTTATAAAGTACCTTGTGCAAAGGAGCCAAATAATCAATGGCCTTATCATAAATGATTAAAGGCCTGACTTTTCCGGCGCTAAGCACTTCCTTATACCGAGCTTGGAACGGTACCCCTGTGACCATGGGGCCGCTCAAGCACTGACCGACGTAAGACTTCCATTCGCCCATCCAAGCATGATCAGCCCTCTGTTCAGAGAACCTAGCTGTGGCATTGGGGACATGAGAATACACAAATTTCTCATAGTCACGGTCCCAACCGAATGGAAACATCTTGCGTACCTCTCTACGTAAAAACGAGAGGTACTCCGGAGAAGAAGGGAGAGGGTTAGAGAACGCAGACGCTTTCCATGCATCTGCGCAGGAGGGGGTGTGGAAACGACAACCACGAGGTAGGTTGCGTTTGATTGATGCAACAGAATGGGCAAATTCCCATCGCATTCGTTTCCCCATCCGCGACAACGCCAGAAACCCTGATGCATCCCTCACAGCCGATTGACGGCGAGGGAATGTAACAGAGGCCCTTTTCTGGCCTTGAAGTAGAAGAAAAGAGAGATAGCGATTTAAATCAGATGACTCAAGATCCGGGCATTCACTAAAGGGTAACCTATAGCGAATCCGAATTAGTCTTAAGCCATTGACAACGGTCTCTCTTGTGTCTAGCACTGCCTTGCGGCAGCTACGACACGTTTGAGCCTCGGAACCACAAGTGGTTTTAACCGAGGCGGCGGTGCACGTGACTTTTGATCGTGTGCCAGTCATCCAGAAGGTAAAGCTTTGTCGCTGCCTGGTCTGGGTGGGATCCTTTAACG